TTTTCCCAATTAGCCATTTAATTCCTCATACTTTGCTTTTGCTTTGGTTAATAATTGTGCTTTGGTGTGTTCATCTGTCCATGCTACGCTATGCTTACTGCAATATGCTTGTAGGTGTGCTTTACTCCAGCTATCTGCTGGTTCACCACTTGGATAGCCATTTTGAGATACAAACCATGCTTCTTTTTCTGCATCTCCCCACAATGCTTCAGCAATCTTAACTACCTTTGCATCTTGTCCTTCCAAAATAGAATCTGGATGAACTACATGACGATGATAGCCTACGCTACCAATCTGTTTACCATCATCCATTACTTTTGTGGCTGTTCTCACTTGTATTGAGTATTCGCCTTTTACTTCAATTTGGTCTACCTCGACCACTTTTTCTAATGCCATTACTGACTCCTTTTAATTATCCAATTAAATTGTATATGTTCCAGCAAAATAAAGTGCATTTTTATCTGCACTTGTTCCATCTGTTACATCTGCTACTGCAATATTATTAGCGTCAACATTGTAATCAGCGTAGTAAAGCTGTATAAGTGTTGTTGTTTGAATTATTAAACCATGAGATGGATTTTCTCCTGTCCAACCACTTGCATTACTAATACTTATAGATGCTTGACCATTTGCAGTTCCCGAAGTGTTTGTAACTGCACTAAAAGGCAAGCCACCAATAGCGACATCTCCACTTGCAGAACCTTTATTAATGGCATCTGTTCTCATAAATCCTTGAATATGAACAGTATTACCCACCCTTGAGTATCTTCCACTTACTAATGAATCATAAGTAACTGAAGTAAAATCTGTGCTATTGGTTGTAAGAGTAGGAGTAAAAGTACCTGTCTCAAAAACCAATCCATCATCACCAGAAGGAGCATTTTCTACACTTGCACCAGATACAGTTCCATGTAAATCATTACCAGATTTATCAAACCATTCATCAGATGCTATTCCACTACCATCATATTCAGCTACTGCACCGATTTGTACAAAATTAAAATTAGCTATTGCAAAACTAACAGAATTTGAAGATTCAAATGAAACAACATAAGTACCAGAAGCAGTTGCAGTAAATTCAAAGTTTATTTTGTCTCCATCACTTGCACCTCCAGTAGAAACTATTTCAATTAAAGTACCAGAGGTTTGTGATTCCCTAACTCTTGCTAAAGGAAAAGTTCCACTTGTTAAAGTAACATCAAAAGAAACCCTGTAAGACTTGCCTTTCACAAGTACAATTTCATCAGCAGTTCCAGCAACTTTTGTACCAGATGTGCTTCTTACAGCAGTAAATCCATCAGCACTTGCTCCTGTAAAAGTATCAAACGGAAAACTTCCATTGTTAACAAAATTACTTGTAACTAAATCAGTCTGATTTGCACCTTTGTATTTATAAGGTACACTTATACCACTATATAGTTCTTTTACTTCTGTAGAATCAAGAGCGTGGTTATGAAGCATAAGACTTGTCATTGAACCACCAAAGTATTGAGCAGATGATTCTGACCTTCCTATTGTGGTTGCTCCAAAAGCCATACTATGAGCACCATCATCTTTTGTATTATTTATTAAAGTTTGAGAAACTCCATTTATATAAATAGTATTTCCAGAATCTCTATCGCAAACAATAGCAAGGTGATACCATTCACCAGCAGATAAGCCACCAGAAGTTTCAGCATGGATTCTTGTAGAACCGCTTGTTTTTGCAAGTAGGTTTAAATTGCTATCTGCATCTGTATAAACTCGAATTTGATTACTTGCATCTGTTCTTTTTTCCCAAATACCTTGATTTGCAACTGTATTTTCAAAATAAATCCATAGACTAATAGCAAAATCACTTGTTCCAAATTCATAAACTGTACTATCAGCTACAGTTATAACGTCATCCACTTTGTCAAATCTATAATATGGAGAGGACATTGTATTGGCTACATGGTTCTGTGTACCTTGTTCGTTTACTATGTAGTTAGCATTAGCATCAATATTGCCACCTTGTTTTAAACTCAATACAGCATCGGCAATAGTAGCGTTAGTTGTTCCCCCATCAGAATTAATTAAAAAGTGCATTTCTGGGTCAATATTACCAGAAGTACCTTGAACATGAATAACTGCTTTTTCATAAGAGGTTGTTGCTCCATTATAATTAAAAGCTATTCCTGTATAACCACCATCGTTATCAATATCACCTCTGACTATTAATGGATAATCATTATTTGTACTTGCAGAAATATCCACAAGGCTTTGAGGATTATCTGTTCCAATACCAACATTTTGACTTGAGTCTATAGTTAATGCTGGACTTGCATTTAAAGAAGAACCATCTGGGGCTGTTGTAAACGTTAATTTAGCCGAACTATCTGAATCAGTCCCATTTTCGTGACCAACAGCAATACGACCACCTATTTGTGATGTGTTAGAATCAACAGGAACATAAAAATCAATAGCTGGGCCTTGGTTACTGCCTACATCAACATTTCCATGTGATTCAGAAACTTCAAGTCTTAATGCTTCTATAGGAGAACTTACACCATTTTGAGCAGGGATTGACACATGAACAGGTGCTGAAGGTGCTCCACCAATACCAACATTTTGACTTGAGTCTATAGTTAATGCAGTAACTTTATTTGCCGTCTGCATTACAATGCTATCTCCAGCATTTGCAGTTGCAATCGTCATCTGATTATCATCTGACTTCCAACCTATAAAAGCTCCATAAGCATCTGCTGGACTACCAAATGCTAATTGCCCTAAAGCATCATTTGGAGTAAGTATAGAAATACCACCACTTGCACTATTTTCCACAACTAAATCATCACAAGCACTATCAGCTCCAATACTTCCAGCTGTTGCAGTATGAACATGAAGAGTTCCATCTGTTGGTGCAATTCCCACCCCAACTCTGTTTGTATCCAAAAATAATTTTGATGCAGTATCTTCTCCATCTGATACAACTCTTGCAGTACCATCTATACCACTATTTGAATTGGATACTTGTAATAAATCTTTGTAGCTACTTGCTACACTTCTTCCTTCTAAACTTGCCATAATATTCCTTTAGTCTAATTCATCCCAGGGAGTATCTAAATCCTCCCAATTCGATACAATAAGAGCCCAGCCACCTACAAGTCCTTCTAATACTTGTAAACAAGATCTGGCAAAATTGACTCCGAACTGAATCATAATTAATAAAGTAAGATAATATCACCACTGTCTACAGTTGCATCTCCAGTGGTGGTTGCTTTGGTTGGTCTAATCGGTAAAAAAGAACCAGCATTACAGTTTTTAAAGGTTACTGCTGTACCATCTAACGTAAACTTATAATCGTCAGATACGCCTATGTATATACCTTTTGGTTGTGCAAACGTACCTGTACCTGTATGTACAACTGCTTTGTTTGCTGATCCTAAACCTTTTACGGTTGATATTGACGAGCCACTTGCCATTTGTGCTAATCTCCTTTTAAAGAATGCTCTTTACTGTGGGGATAAAAATAGCCCCAGGTTATGATTCCCAGGGCAACAGGAGTATCTGAATTTCCAAAGGTGTAGCAACCAATGGCAAATTTATTTTATATAGTAGGTCTCTTTTTTTTCTTTTTACCTTTTTTCTGTTCTTTTTCTTTACGCTTCATATTGTATTCTTTTCCAGGACCAAAATATTCGTAATAAAACTTTCCTATTAAAGGCAGATTCTTTACTGTTTTTACATCTTCTGGTATTTTGTATTTTTCACCTTTCTTTTTGGTTCTGTAAAATTTGTCTAAATCTTGCATAGCAGATTCAAATAGAGGATTCAATAGAAATACTGGTGGAGCCATAAACTTTAATGCTGTATATGCCCAGTTTTTATACCTTTTTTGCACATAAACTAAATACTTGTTAAAACCAAATAGCCTTAAAAGGTTGTCAGTAACCATCTCATCTAATTCTTGTTCTCTGCCATACATAAAGTTTTTAATCTTATCTGCTGTCATACCCGTTAGCATTAATACACTGGCAAGATAAATAAGCCTTCGCACACCTTCTGTTTTCTCTTTGGCTGTTTTACCCTGGTTCATTTTCTTAAATGCTTCATCTCTTATAACATTAAATTGTTTTACCTGATATGACTTTAACATATACATTATTCTGCCATTAGGAGCCTTTAAATAATATTCTGGCATTTCTGATAAACTAACAGGCTGAAAATCAGATAATGTATAATGGGCTAAATATTTTATATCATCTGTTATGTTACCAGATTTTAAATCTTCGATAACTTTAGGCAATTCTTTTTCGCTAAATGCTTCGTCTAATCTTTCCTGTAGCGATGAACTAAATTTTCCTTTTCTGGCTTGCTTCTGGTATCGACCAATGGTGCTATTAATTAACGCTTCTTTACCAAGACTGTCAATATAATTAAGACCAGATAAAGTGAAAACCCTATCTAATATTTTTGATGCACCTGGGACCTCTGTAAACTCTTGAGCAATCTTATCAATACCAATGTCTTTTTTGGTTATAGCTGATTTTCTTACAACACTTTTCCCTAATGCCTTACCTGTTTGAGTCAAGCCACCACTATATATTGACCAGGCTAAATCACCGATCTGGGTCACTGCACTGGACAACTGGCCCATCGTAAGTAAATAAGACCCACTTCTCATTTTTGCTATTCTTGGATCCATTGGGCCCTGGGCAAATCGTATTCGTAATAAATTAATTAATTCGTCTTGTTGGTTTGGCTTTATAACTCCTTGGTCTAATAAAGTATCTACATATTCACCCACAACGTTATTGTCTACTTGAACGTTTGGATCTTGTGGTCCCATACCTTTGCCAAAAAACCTTTTTATCTCTATTGCTTCGTTCATTTGCACAATATATCGATGTAATGCTGTGTTACTATCGTAGTAAAACTCGTTAAGATCAGTATTTAAATATTCTATTTCTCTTTCTTTAAGGTTTGCTGGTCTTTGTATTCCTAATCTGCCACCAAATCCACGAATCAGATTATTAATTAGTTTTAATCGTTCATCTTTTTCTAATCGTCTACCTAACTCTTTTTCTTTTGCCTTAATATTGCTTTGTAATACTCCCCATGAATCAGATTCGTATAAGTAATTCATTAACCCATCGCTATCTTTTATTTTTCTTGGAAAGTAATCACTTAAATAATTAGGCTCATAACCAACCATTTCAGCACGAGCATATATATTGTCCAGCATATTGCGTACTTTTATAAACTCGCTACCCATATCATGTTTATCAAGGATGTCTTGTGCTGTTTTTAAATCACTGTTTTTCATAGCCAGGTCTAATACAGTATAATCGCCAATATTCTTTTTTCTTAATTTATCTGTTTGTTTCATAAAGTTTTCAGCAACCTGTAAATCTTTGGCTGTATTGATAGCTACATTAAACTCAAATCTTCTAATGGCTCTTTTTAATTCTGGTGCTAACACTCTTAACCTGGTTGAAAGTGGAGTTAGTATTCTATTAAGAGTACCAGGCTCTTTAAATTCTTTTTTAATAGTTTTACCCAAACTAACAATAGCTTTTAGACGAGACTTACCCTCTACTTTGTTTCTTGCATCGTCATAGACTTTCTTGGGCACTTTAGGTGCTTCTTTTTGTAATTGTTTATGTGGCTTTATCTTTATAGCAGGAATGTCATCTTCTATAATACTTGGGCTGTCGGGATCAAATGTACCTCTGTTTCCAATAGCTGATTTAATTTGAGTAGGATCAAATACAATGTAGTGTGTAGTGCCTTCAACCATGTCCATATTAAATCTTTTATTTGCATCGGGTACAATAAAACCATCAAATCCTGCTTTAGCAAATAAATCACTTATAAAATCATTCCCAATTAAATCTCCATTATCATCATCCATATATGCTATTGCATCTACTTTTTTTAATTCACTAATTAAATCTTTAGCGTAAATACCATCTATTATTATTTCGTTATATTTTTCTATAATATCTACTTTATCTTTAGCATCTAATCCATAATAATTTCTATTAATTTCATCAAGCATAAGCATAGCGATACTATTTTCATCTTCAATATAATCATCTAATTCTTCATCGTATGTATATCCTGGTTCTATAAATGTTCCTTTTTCTCCAAGATCAACAGGGTTTTGTAATGAAAGATAAACAGGCATTACATTGCCTTCGTTAGGTGCTAAATTCTTTTCTATTTCTGCAATTATTTTTTCGTCACCTTTGTCACTTTCTCCGTATTTATCGTTTCTCTCTGCTATTCTTTCAATTTTATTTTGTAAATCTGGACCTTGTATATTTCCATAGTTTCTGTTTACATCTACTATGTTATTTGTAAAATAAAAACCCTTACCTAAATCAGCATCAGGTATTGCTCTTTTTATGTCAAACACATCAAAACTTTGGGTTGTACCATGATATAAAACTTCTGGCTTTCCGTTTTCATCTACTGCTTTAGACTTTTTAAACCATTTTTTAAACTCTGGTGATTTTGTTTGAGATGGAGAAACATTTGTTTGTGGATTCCAACCGAACTCATGTATACTGTTACCATCTGTATATATTTCCCTGGCAGGAACTTTTTTGGATAAAACAGTAAAATTATTATCTAACCAATTTTTTCCATGAAATTTTGCATATTTTTTATTAACAGTAACCCAATCGCCTGGATTAATTTCTTTTATATCTTTTGGAACTGCTCTATAAATTGTTACAATTTTATCTGGTTTGCCACGAACAGTATTGAGAATATTAATTGTTTCCTGATCTATTCCTTTTTCTCCTATAGGAAATCCACCATGACCATAGTACCTGGCTCCATTTGGACCATATATATCATCAGGATACATTTCTGTTAGATCATGTCCAGGAGCACCATAATCAGCAGAAGGTGCAGTGTGTGCCCCTCTGTAGTTTGATTCTGCAACTACCCTGGTGCTTTTTGCTGTGCTTTCTCCAAACTCTAATTTACCTTTCCATGTAGATGTACGATTACTAACTCTATTTTGACCTAATTCTGGTTTAGCATAATCAGCAAATAAAAATCCTTCTGTAATAAAATTATCTTTATACAGCTTTCTAAATACTCTTTCTAATGCACCATAATCTCCACCTGGGAAACCATCTACACGATTTGTTACCAAGAATATTCTTTGGCCACCATAATCTCTGGCAATTTTTCTTATCTGTGCTTTTAGCCTTGCCAAACCAAACCCGAAATTTCTTTGCTTTCCAACATTTAAAAATTTTTCTATTGGTATGTCTACCAGTGCGTTTAGTTGAAAATTGTAGTTTGTTGCAAAAACCGACACAACATTTTTATTATCTGCAAAGTTTTTTAATATATCTGGTATCCTGCCTGGACCACCATCCAATTTCATATTTAATTTGTCAAAATTCTTGTCGTATAAAGGATCTTTTTTTATTTGATTATACGGACTTAACTCTTGCATACCATATCGCAACCCTCTTTTATTTTTTTTACTGGGTAAGATATATCCAAAGTCTTTTGTATTGATAATAACATGAGCACGAAAACCTGGTAAATTGTCCGTAAACGCTGTTGTAGAACTTAAATCTCCTTTACTTGGATATGGCACTGACGAAGGATGATTGTGTAACAAATAATAACCATCTGCACCACTATCCCTCATTACTTCATACATATAACCAGTCATATAATCTGGTCTGTACACCCCTAATTCTTTAACATAAAAAGGGTTTACCCATCCAGGCATTTTATTGGATACAGCAGTATACTGAACTATTTTATCTGTTCCATCTGCTTGTCTGTTGGTGTAAAGTATGTAAAAGGTTTCAAATCGCCTGTCCCTGGCAACTTGAGCAAGAACTGCTAACTCTTCTGGGGATTTGACTCTTTGTCCGATGAAATGACTTGCACCGACTTTTTCAAGGGGCTCCAGGATGTTGGTAGCACGAGTGGTGATCCCGAGCCGAGATCGTAGTCTGGAAACTTCGGATGTAAGTTTTTTGGTGTTTTCTTTATCTTCTTTGGATGCTTTTTCACGAAATAATTCCGTTTGCTTCTTGTTTTGTAAATTTAGTTTTATTTGTTCGTTAAAATCAACCACAAACCCTGGTTTAGCTGTAGCACCATTAACAGGCTTATCAATCTTTTGTATCTTCTTTATAGTTTTTTCATATCTTTTATCTAATTCTTTTTGTTGTTGCCTTGCTTTTAACTTATTTATTTTGTTTTGGGATACTTGATTGGTTAGGAAAAATTGTTCTTTGTTTATACTGGCTAATTCTTGATGCAACTCATCTAATACTTTCTTGTCTTTTTTAGATACTTCTTTTAGTATATCTGTACCACCAAACATATTATACTGCTCAATGTCATCAAACATAGTTGCCTGGTCTGGATCTGGTTTGCTGGACTCATCTACCAGGGCTTTTAATTCTGTTTTTAGTTCGGCCCTACGCTTCCGTAAATCCCGTTTTACTTCTTGTAGAGCATCAACATCGGTTAATCCTTTTTCTGTTTGTATTCGGTCAATTTCACGCTGTAAAAACTTATCATCTGTAAGCTGGTTACCTATGTTATCTATCGATTTCTTTATATCTTTAATTTGTGTTAATACTTCGTCTGATGTGCCTTCTTTTGGTTGCAATGGATCTTTGCGTAGTTGTTTTAGAATACTGCCTGGTCTTTCTTTCATATCAGCTAATTTTTCCAGGGTACTATCTATATTTAGTTTCCAATCAGCATCATCCTGGCGTATACCATTCTCTGTATACAAATAAGTAAATATATCATCCTCATACTTATCGGTCATCCAATCGTATTGTTTTCGTAACCCACCTACGTATGAAGATGTGCTTTGTATCTTTGGAAACTCATTAACAGAATCATAATTACTTTTTAAACTACCTTTGTTATCCAGATAAGATAGATTTAACAGCTTTCTTACTGCATTGGATTTTCCTGCATTGGATGTTGCTTTTGTAAGTCCTGGTAAAGCATTAGCAATATCAACCAGGCTATTTCCTTTGTCAAATCTTCTGCGAACTACTTTACTATTCTCAAACGATGATTGCTCGGTTCTTGCCAGGTTACCTTCTTCTGACATATTGATTGCATCATCTATCGTTGTTCCTTTAGGTAATACTTTGTAGGTAGCAGATCCGTACCCACCTTTAACAACACCTCTGTGCCTATGATGTCCTGATACAACAATGTACTCGTTTGTTTTTGGGTCCTGGTATAATACTGGCTCATCCCATTTTTTTGGATCAAAGTTTTTTGCAATGTCATCAATAACAGCCTGATTGTATTCTTCCCTGGGCTGAAACTTGGATTCATCTATTTTTATATTACTTGGTTTTAGTGTAACTGTTTTTAACCCTGTAGCTTCGCCTTTTGTTGGCTTGACTTCTGGCTTTACTTCTTTTGGTTTTGGTTCTAATTTTTTGGGTACCAATTTATCCGACTTTTTCGTCGAGGGCGTTACATCGGGGGCTGGTCCTGGGACAGGCATCGATGGTCGGGTAGGTTGCTCTGTTACAAAGTTTTCCTCACGAATATTGTTATCCAATATATCCTGGCGTTGTTTTCCTGTAAATCGAACAAATTGATCTTCTGTATAACCAAGACCTTTCATCCTGCGTAACTGTTCACCTGTAGACAGCCTTAATACATTCTCCTGGCTTACTTTATCAGTTTTGCCAGTAGTTGGTACACTTACAGCTTCTTTTCTTGTTTTTGCTTTTGCTTGTAAAGACTGTGTTCTTGCTTGATTTCCTAATTGCCTAATCCTGGCAATACTGCCTTTCGGATCATTAGTTTGCAAAAATCTGGTAATAAATTCTTCTGTATCTGCTTTTACTTGCTCTGGGCTGTATTTTTCATAGCGAAATCGTTCTGAAAACTCATCTCTGGCTTTTTTCCATTGTTTTTCCTGTAACTTTGTAAATGGTTTCTGTCCAGCTTGTTTTCGTAAATCTTGGATAATGCGAAAAGAATCATCTCCAACTTTTTTAAACTCATTAATTGCAATGCCTTTTTCTACATCGCTCATGTTTCTTTTATTTAATACACCAAAACCAGCAAACAACAAACCATTTAGCAAGGCTTCTTGAGTTGTGGCACCTTCTAATAATTTAGAGGTTACAAAGCCAAATGTTCCTTCAGCCAATGATCGTGTTGCTGGATTGTTTAAACTGCCTGTAAGACCAAATCCTGCTCCAAATATGGCATCTTCTACAATCGTTTTTGCTTTATCTTCTATGGGTGCATCTTCATCTATTTGGTCAATGGCTCTAAATGCTCCAAATGTACCAGCACCTGTAGTTGCACTGGCTGTAAACTTTCCTGCTTTTACAGTGTTAATACCTTTTTGTGTAAGAAAATTTCCAATCTTTGTACCTCTACGCACTGCATCATAAGATGCTTGAGCAATTTTGGGTGCTCTTATAGCTTGTGAAGTAAGACCTAAACCAGCAAATGCTCCACCTAATTGTGCCAATGCTGTTCTTGCAGGAAAAAACGTTTGTTGTGCTTGTTCTTCTGGTGATAAACCACCTAAAGGTATTGCAGTTGTAAGAAAGTTTCTAAACCCCTGGCTTTTTATAACACCATCTTTTTCTAACTGTTCTATTGTTTTTTGCTTTGCAATTTGTTCTTTTGTAGATCCAGGTACAGTATAAGAAGCACCTGATATGGGATCTGTTACATTTCTACCAGGTATTTCTTTGGCAGTTTTTAGTTTTTCCTGGAATATGCGATCAAAAGGCTCCTGGATTCTTTCTAACTCTGCACGAAACCTTAAATCATCATCAGATAAGTTTTGCTGTACACCTCTGGGCTGTCCTATAGTTGGCTGTGTGCCATCAGGAGGTAACATAAATCTATTTTGCTGTGGCTGAACTGGTGTCTGTACAGGTCTTGGTATTTGATAAGTTGTATCCAATACTGCTCTTTGCACCTCTGGTGGCTCATTCACTACGCTTTTTTCTATGGATTGTACTTCTCGTAACTTCTTTACAGGGTCTGGGTCGTTTACAATAATATTTTGCCGAGCCTGTTCTATGGCTCTTTCGTTTTCAATATCTTGTTGTATTTGATCTAATACATCATCCAGGCTGTTACGATATAGCCTTTCTCCTGCGTAATCCAGTAAATCTTTCGGTGTTGCCATCTATTTCCTAAAAAAACTTTGAGTTGATAATCTTGCTAAATAATCTGATCTCCTTCTATCTACACCAGGGCGATCAAATATTTTTAAAAATTCTTCATATTTTTTTTGTACATCTCTATTTCTTTTTGCTTCCTGCATAGTAATGCCTTGTTCTTTAGCTTTTTGTGCAGTCTGCAAATCTTTTTGCAACTCTTCCATACGTTCCTGTGCAATTCTAAAATTAGACCCTTTCCTACCTCTTGGATCAAACCCAGGCGTATCTATTTCTATTTCTCTGGACATACCTGGTATAGGTATTACTCTGTCTGTTCCTGGTATTGGTATAGATCTTCGACCTCTTAACGTTGTTTTCTCTTCCATTTTACCAGAAAAAACAGGTTCCCCATCTTTATCGTACATTAAGTTGCGTTGATCTTTCATAGCTTTTAGCAATCGATCTACAGCATCAGCACCTGATTCTGCTTTACCTCTGCCAGTAAGTTTATTTAACTCATCCTGTGTTTTTAATTTTTTTACTTCTGCTTCCATTCTTTGTTGCCTGGTAAGAGGTTTGGCAGTGGCTTCTTTTATTTTTTGTTTTTCTTCTTCTTTTGCAATCTTTCGTGCAAAATCAGCTTTTTGCCTTTTCTTTATATTCTCACCAAACAGTTTTCGTAATTCATTTACATCAATTTGTGCCATATCTATTCTCCACTAAATAATTCTGGATATAAAAGCCTTGCATAGGACAATCTTGACTCTAATTCTGTGTTATCTTGTGAGTTTGTCAAAAACTCCATTACTTTACCACGATCAGGTACATCATTTTTTTGTTTAAAAGATTCTATTGCTCGTTTATCTGCGTTAGATAATCCTTTTCCTGTAAATCCTAAACTTCTGCCTGTTTCAGGGCTAAACACTTCTTCAATATTGGATGCACCGAATTTGTCTACAGCATTCATATATGATTGATCTTTCCTTGCTTGGTTTGCTTGTGCTGTAGATGCTCTTTGTCCATATATATTTCCTGCTGTTTCTGCAACAGAGCCTATTGTACCTAATACAGCATTTCTTCTTTCATTAGCATCTCTATCCATTGCCCTGGCATAGTTTTCCCTGGCTGTTGATTTTGCTCGTTCTTCGCTGTCAAAAATACGCCTTCCTGTATCGGCTACTGTTCTGCGTACATCTGCTTCAGCTTCTCTTAATCCACGCTGTGCTGATACGCTACCCTGTAACCCTCTGTTTATCAAGTTACCCATGTATCGCCTGTTTGCAAGATTAGCCTGTTTTGTGGCTGTTGTTGCAGTTCTACCTAATACATTCATTTCCTGGCCTGGTGTTAGGTTGCCTTGCTCTCTTCTGTTGCGTAACAATCTGCCAAACCTGGTGTTCTGAAATTTTGGTTGTAATAATCTTGACCCAGCTCTAAATGCTCTTCCAGCACCCTGGGCTATCATCATCATAGTTTGAGGGTCCATGCCTACTCCGTTTCTATTCTCATTCGTTCCACCGAGAATGGATTTGTACTCGATGGAGTGGTTAGTTCTATTTCAAATTTCTTTCCATATCGTTTAATAGGAAACCTGTTTACGCCACCATCGGCTGTAATTGTTTTGGTAAAAGATGCAGAGCCAGATCCATCCAGGTATAGGTTTACTGTCAGGGTATCTGTGCCTGTAAACTGTATCATTCCATAACGAATCAATCGTTTTTTATCTAAATCCATACGAAATGTTTTACTTTTCCAAGCCACGCCTACTGCTTCATCTACATCAAATTTCTTTATATCCGAATCGGTATTATCCCAGGCTATCGGATAGCTGTTTTCTCCATATGCCAAAATATCCAGATTCGTTGTTGTTTCTACTTTTCTCCAGGTCTTTAACACCACATGATATGCCCACACAACTTGCGTAGCAGGGCTTCCTGTGGTCCAGGTGTAGAGAACTTCGCTATGGTCTTGGTCATATACGCCTTTTATATCTTTCTTGCTTGTAGCGAGTAAAAATTGATCTTCAATCGGTAATGTTATTTTTTCCATAACACTTGGCGTTGCTGTGCTACTGGCAACCATATTCGGTGTTACTGCATAAATACCATCATGGAAAACAAAATAAACATGGTCATGTATCTCTACAACACCTTCTGATGCTATGTTTCCTATGCTGTGTTTGCTTTCTACCACCGACCAGCTTTCTGGGTTTGCTGGATTAGGTACATTCATAATAAAAATTGCTTGTGGCTTAAAAATAACTAATCGGCCAAATAACACAGCCAACCCTGTTACTTCGCCACCTTCCCTGTCATCTAATGCAATAACATTGGATACGGGTCTATTGTCGTATTGATGCAACTCACTGTATGCTATCCAGTCGTGATGTTCTTCCTGTTTATCGTCTGGGTTTAGCACCAGATTACCTAAAAATAATCTTCCTTTTAGTTTTACAGCATATTGTGCATTGACCCTATTGGAATACACTGTTTGTATATCGGTTTCTCCTAAATCTTCTAATCTAAAATCCTGGCATACAATTCGTACTGTGGTTCCTGATACTGTCTCAAATGCCATTCCTGGTGTAGTTGCACCCTGGGCATTGGTACGTTTGAACCCACTTAACAATCGTACATTCTCAAATACTTTTCCTGATTCTCTTTGTGCAGTAGACCTATGGCCTTTATTTAGCTTTACCCAACAACCACCTAATGTGGGTTCGTAGGCACTATTATTTTCAATAAGAAATGCTTTTTGATCTGATGTAGTAGATTCGTTTCCAGCACCATCTACTTGATCTACTTGCTCATTAGTGTAGTTTGTAATTAATACAGATCCTGCTAATGAACTTGCTGTTAATGTGTTTCCTGTTGTGTCAGTTCCTAATGTTCCTGTAATGTCATCAGGTGTATAAAAATACAAAAATGCAACACTGGGGCCACCATACGCACCACCTGATGAGGAAGTTTGAGATGTATCTTCATATCCACCTGTTAATTTTTTTTCTCTTATTTTCCAATCGCTTCCAGCCATCGTTCCATTGTCTAAATAATTATCTCCTACATCAGCATTGCTATCCAATCGTGCCTGGGAAAAAGATCGTGGTAAACTTTCTGCTCTAACACTTACTGGTGTATTTACATTGTGGCTTACTGCTGTAGTATTGTCAGCAGGGCTTGGGTTTGTAATAGGTGCTTGACCCCTCGAAACAGCACATAATGCTCCTGATGCTACGCTCACAAAACACAAATTATAATCTGCTGTATACGTTGTTTGTGCAGGGCTTCCCATTGATGTAGCATTTGAAGAAGCAAATATATACGATGTAGTAACCTTTTGTACTGTTAAGGTTTCTGTAGTTGCACTGGTAGCAGAAGTTCGTAATACATCTCCTTGTACAATAAAAGGTGTTGCATCCAATGCAGTAGATGGACTTACAGATGTATCTGTAATCGTTTGTAGTCTCCAGGCAGGATAAGTTACGCCTACTTCAGAGCCAGATGTTTGGTATACAGAAGTTGTAACCCCAACACCTGTTTTTACGGTTGCAAATTCAGAGGATGATATAGATGTATCATCTATTGTTATAGACTCATCCTCAATTTGTATTTTATCTGCATTTGCTATCGTGTTATCTGTTGTAAGGCTTGATAAAACGATGCAAGTTTGCTGAACATTCATTTGTCTTGCTAAAAGTGAATGAAAAACAAGAAAAGCATCTGCTCTGTTTTGTGTAGATGACGATGTAGCACCTCTCCAGGTAAGCATTTCATCTATACCATCAAATCCACCATCCACATCTAATGCGTATGGATTTCTTCCTAATGTTTCCCCGTCAAAACTGGTAAGATCGTCAGTATCTTTTATAAATATTACATGATTACCCCACGCATGAAGCCTTGTAATTACATCCGATGTTACTGTAGGTAACGATGTCTGTGAGTCTACAAAAGTCATGTGTCCAATCAACTGATAATTACTATAGCCATCAAAGCTGGTTGTGTTAGAAAACTCGGTTGCTCTGTAAATATTTACGCCTGTAATACGCTTATTTAAAGCACTTGCATCAAACTCAATACTTAACTCAATAATTTTTTTATTTACATTAGAATCTGATAAAACAATTTCTTTATCTTTATCAAATAATGATTCCTGTAATCCATCATATACAGCAGTTAAATTATACTTTACTGTGCTACCTGGTCGTAATGTATCTCCTGTATTGTATTGTCTTGTACTGGTAAACCTAAACGGATTGTTTAACTTGTTTGCATAGATAAACCAGTTAGGATCTGCTGATACTAAACCATTAAATAAGCTACGATTGATGTAACCTAACCAGATTCCTTTTGCTTCTGTATTTGATATTTTACCAACTGCTCCTGGTATAAAACGTATGTTGTCTCCACTGGGTACAATCGGGTTGCGTTCTGCTTTATGATATATGTCAGGGACCGATGAAACATTGCTGGTGTCGATTTCTGCTATACTATAAGAATCCATTATATCAATCCAACGATACTCACAATCTCCTGATCCGTTCCAAGAGTTGTTAAACCAACCAATATCCGACATTTTATATACATCTGCACTGTCGGAGCCATCATCGGCTTCTGCTTCCGTTCCATACACACCAATCCATGCTTTTGCATAAGTAAAAAAGTTTTGTGGTGTTGCACAATCAGCAAAACAAGAAGGGCTCCAGTTTGTTTTTCCCGTTGTAGTTCCAGGATCAATCATTAGTTCTGAATTTTTATTGCTATTTACTCTATATAATTTCCCACTGGTGGCAGTGCCCGTATCAATATTATCTGTACCTACAATAAGATATTTTTCTCCTGATGGTACATTCATAGCATTGTCAATAAACGTAATATCTAATGTAATTGGGAAGGTACTACTGTCTACATTATTTGTTAAAGAGGATATAATTGTTGAATCTGTGTGCGAAGAATATTGTATATATCTTCTATTACTTGCACCAATGTAATACAAAACAATCGACTCTGATCTATTTGTATTTTCGCCAAAATCCATTTTAGTAACATTTTGAACATCAGCAGTAGATATAGGTGAAGCAAAAGCAGTAAAACTTGTTTCTGAAGATAAAATATCTAATGTATACACATTGGTTGTTAAAGTGCTGTTTGTTGTTACAACCACTAAATATTCATGGTTCACATCCGTTAAATTTACAGATCCGTTTGCTGTTAACCTATTGGTTTGCACAATGCTTGTTAGTCCAGTAGCATCTCCTATTGTGATTCCCGAGATAGACATAGATGTAACATTATCGGATGTTGTTACTTTAAATAAACCAAGATTTTTTGCAAGAATGTATAAATGATTATTTGCAACTGTCATAAAAGATGTCACACAAAGACCTGATGTGCTTATATCTACTGGCGTTCCTTCCAGAACTGACCCCCCAGAAGTACAGGTGTATTTCACTAATTTATTTTGAGATCCACTATCAGTAAAAGAATAGTGAATATATATTGCTTCGTTAAAAGATATTAAACCACAAACTGCAAAATTAGATTTTGATTTATAAGAGTTGTAATTAGCTGTATTTAAGTTGGCATATGTTGAACCTGTTGCACAAAATGCTAATTCTGTGCCATTATTTGCTATAGATAATACTCTTCCGACTGATGAGGACATTGGAGCAATAGCTATTTTTTGTACAGATGGCCATGGTGTGCCACCATATCCGACTGTATCACTTACCAATACATGAGTAGAATGTTTTCCACCCCAGTTTTTATTGGATGCACCTGTTGCCAAAGCAGTATCAAAAAAGTTTTTACCTCCCCAGGTTCTTGCATTGTCAGTATTGACTCCTACTTTTGCTGTACTTGGGATGTGATCTGCTTGTTCATACACCCCTGCACCCGAAATACTTGCTTGTGGCGAAGCATTGTCTTTGCAATCTTGGACCAATACAAAATCATCTTCTACAATTCCATGTGCACCTGCTGTTTGAAACCATACTACATCATTTTCTATTTGCAAATGGTCGTTTACATCAGGCAAAGATGGATCATACCACCATAGTTTTACTTTATTATCTCCTCCAATAGTTACCAATAGGTATCTATAACCATCCCCTGCATCGTTGCTGTTACCTGTAAAATATTCGCTTATAAAGGTGTAAATATTGTAGACAGTGTAAGTGGTCCCTAACTTGGTATTTACAAAGGATAGACCTATTGTAGGGATTCCTGATGGTGTTCCTGCACCAAATGTTTTCTCCAGCTTCCCTGCTTGTATTTTTAGGTTCTTAATCTCCTGGGCAACGTTTTCTGGTAAATCTTCCAGGTCGGCATTGGTTAATGCACCCTCAAAGTCTTTTATATCGATGTATTTTGCCATTAACTCACAGGATAATTAGGATATACGGGATCAACCAGGGCATTGCTACTGCTGTAGTCAAATGGCAACCCTTCTCCGACCACATTTGTAGCTGGATTTTGGTTGTATCTGGCTACAAACTCGAATCCTCGATTCATTGCAGTGTTCATTCGGTCAGGTTTATCAGATAATCGCCATAATTCTGCTTCTGCAAACTCTAATATTGCATCGTGAAAGATAGCGTTTAGGTCGCTGGTGTTTCCTCCTGCTAATGCTGTTGGTGTTTTGATGTAATAACAGTCTACATTAGCAGAATTGTTGTAAATATAAATTCTATTTTTAAAAATAAAGTATACGGGCTCTGTAGAACTAAACGATACATAGCCTGTAGAAAAGTCTTTGACGATCTCAAAGGATACTTTGCGTATAAATTCACTGTTTGCAATGCGTACTCCCAGGATTCCCAGTGGTCCACCAAATGGATCCGAAGCCAAGTCTTGTGCCTGGGTTGGAATAAAATAACTTTTAAAATAGGTATCTACATCGTTATCGGTACGCATAGATATACCAGTAACCAAAACATGAAGATCGGTTAGTAAATGCCTATTTAAGGACTGTATCAGCCTATCCTGGGCACGATTTAAATATCGTAACTTGACTGTATCGGAAAAAAGATCCCCAGCAGAATCTTCCATCCTGTCTCCTAATATTGTTAGCATATCGTTTGTAGTCATATGTTTCTCCAGATCGAAACTCCCCCCCTATAAAAGGGGGGATGTTTCGTTTATTGTGTTACTTATGCGTAGGTTTGTGGTGAATACAACTCTGTAACGACACAATGTGCTTTTCTGTTGGTTACTACCATGTTACCATAGGTATGCACCTTCTGCACAAATGTGTTACTTCTTGGATCTTCAACCATATCAGATGCAGTAAACTTTGCACCAGAATTAAAGAACATATACAAGTAGTTTGTGTTCAAAAAGTAGATTCTTCCATCATTGTTTCCAGATTGTGCTGTAACAATATCCTGGTCAGCTACAATGTCAATACCTCTGTAAGACATTCCAACAAAGCCCATTTTAGCCATACGATCCGACTCTAAATTTCCACGCTTAAACTCGCCTAATTCAGATTCTAATAAATCGTAGTGATACTGCGACATTACAATAAGATCTGGATTTTCACCTGTTTGTGCTTTTGCTTTTGCAATACCACGAGAAAGGATTCTTAAAATGTAAGTATCTTTACTCGGATCTTGCATATCGCCTTCATTGATTACATCACCAGCACCATCAGCAGGGGAAGTTGTATCTGTACTATCTGCAAAATCAGATGCTAACAATACAGGTGTTTGCCAGAATGTGTTAGATGCAGGAGACAATGCAACAGTAATTCCTCCTACAGTTCCATTACCACTTCCTAATAAAACACCTAATGGATTAAAAGCATCTGTAGCCAAAGAAGTTGTAAACAGATTTTCAGCAACTGCTTTCTCTAACTGCTTTTGAAGGTTCTGCACTTTTGCACCTACAATGTTTTTAATAGCTTGTGGGCTATTCATTAACAAGGTTTCTTCTTTAGTTAAGAGGAAATGACCTGTTAGCATTGTTGGTTTATACGATGCTGTTTGTGCAATATCAGCCAATGCTGGTGTGTATGCACTGCCGATGGCGTGTTTATCACCAAATACGGTAGCACCACCAGCTTGATATTCTATAGGTACAACGATCTCACGACCATTGAATGTTTGTGCCTTCTGCTTCATTATAGCAAGTAATGGATGAGACTTCTTAAAGATGTTATCATACAAAACAGGCATATAATACTGCTGAATAAGGGCACTTAATGATGCGTTTCCTGTTCCAGAAACTGCTATGTTAGACATATTCTAACTCCTTATTACGGTTATTGATTGAAAAATGATGCGACATCAATATCTGCGTAAGTTTTCGGCTTACTTGCAGACTCTTTGACACCAGCATTTTTTGTTATGTTTACAGGAACATTTGGCTTTGGTTTTTCAGCTACAGGTTCAGCTTTTACCTTGTCGAAATTCATCACTTTGTATGCTTCTTCCAGGGTAAGTAACCGATCTGTGTCCTCATGTACTTTGATTGCAAAGGCCAACACATCATCTGCCTGTTCACTCGTCAATGAAAAGGTGTTTTGTAGTTGTATTAAACTGTTATCCAGTTCTCGCTCTGCTTCAATCGTAGCCAATCGTTCCTCTGCTTCGAGCAGTTGGTCCTGATAAGGATTCGGGAGTTCTGTATTTTCCATTGATAGGGAGTCTTGAAAGAGTTGCCCTGCTTCTTTTCCTATTTCATCCTCGATTGCTTCTCGCAATGTTTCGGTGAAATCTCCATTTTCCTTGATCTTTTCTATAAGCTGAACTAATGGCTCTACTGCTCTTCTTTGATCTGCCAACTGCTGGGCTTTTTCCGTATTGGATTTAGACCAGTCATGCCTGTTAAGCGAATCTTTACGCCATGTTTCTACATCATCCAATGTATACCTGGAGCCATCTTCTGTTTCGTAAACGTATTTGTCATCTTCATCTGTTGGTTCACTAACCGCTTCGGTTTGCTCTGGTTCACTGTCTGATACTTCTTGTTCAGCTTCTTGTGTTTCGGCTGGTTCTTTTGACTCTGTGGTCACAGCCTGTTCTGTATCGGACTCCTGGGTTGATTGCTCTTGAAAGAGTTCATCAGGAATCGAAATTTCGTGATAGCTACCTGATCCTGCTGGTGCTACCTGTTCACTTGCTTCCACGCTACTATTACCAATGGTAATCTGCTCGGATTCTGGTGTTACGTTTAAAGTTGTTGTACCTGTTACATTTACTTCTGCCATGATTATATTCCTTTCAGTTGGTCTTGCGACACTGGTTTGGTTGCAAAGAACATGAGTAAAACCGTTCTATTTCCTTTATGTGGCTCTACCATGTGCCTTACAGGGTTATTGAATTTTCCTGCTGTATAACACACACCCTTTAAATAATGGTCTTTGACTTCTGTCGGTTCTCCATCTATCTCAAAATATATTTTACCACCCGTATATTCATCGGACCTGGATAAGGATACTGTCGTACCATACTGACACCAGGCCATATGATTGTCTACAAACTCACCATTAATTAGCTTACATCCATCAAAATGCCATTCGTGGCCTTTTGGTCGTGTCTCAATTCGCCAATAGCTGGGAGATTTTAATACAAACTCATGGCCATCGACCTCTTTTTGGTACGCATTTGCCACTTTTTGGACAATTTCGTGACTAAAATCAGAAATCATAGCCCCTGTTTTCCCGTATTCCTTGACTTTTTGTGCTTCATCGGGTGTAAGTATGCCTTGTATTTGTCTAATCACTAATATTTTGCAGACTTGTACATGGCTTTTTTATACGCCTTGTAGCCTTTCTTTTTCTTTGCTTTGCTTTTTTTGTACTTCATATTATTTTTTAGAGGGAGCAGTTCTCATTTTTCCCTTTTTCATTCTATTTAATTTCCAAGCATTAAATTCAGCAGGAGACATATCACCAGGTGACTTTAACGTACTATCTGTTTTTACAGTTTTATTACCTGTAATTTTTGACATTGCTTTTTTATAAGCCTCTATTCCTGCTTTCGTGTACTTAAACTTTTTTGTTTTTCCTTTTTGTTTTATTTTTGGCATATTGTTTCCTGTATATTGATGGGCAAGAATAAACTCAACTCAAGCCCTGGGTTGTTCCATTTCTGGATCCTCCTGCCCACCAACCAATCCTGCTACGGTTATAATCCTATCCTGTATTTCTCTTGGAATGGACTGAAAATCTTCGGTTTCTGTTAGTGTTGGATTCTCGATAATCATTTGTGCCACCATTTCTTCTGCTGGTCCTCCTGGACCTTCAGCTAACAACTGTTGTACTGCACCTGTAAACTGCTGTTGTATCTGTTCCACTTGCTGTACTTGCTGTTGTGGTGACATTTGCTGATTTCTAACATAAAAGTTTTGTATGATCTGCTGTTTATCAGGCACATTCAAGGCATTTACTACTTCTTCGATGCCATATACACCTAACTGGAACAACTCCAATGCTCGTTCTTCATTGGCTACACGACCCTGGGCAAACCTGGATCCTGTGGCAACCTCAATGTCAAACTCGCTATCGATCATTCGCTTGGCTGTACCAGGATCAAACTCTGGTGTACCTTCCATATTACCATCGGCATCAAATACTGCTGTAGGATTGTACTCTACAAAGCTAAATGCACCCTCTGCATCACGCTCTCTAATGGACTTTATCTCTTCGTCATAGGTCAGGATCATTTGCACCATGTATTCGCCTATTTCTTTGGTAAGCCTTCCTACTTCTTTGTTAATTTTAAATCTTTGCCTGGTCTGACTGGCTTCCTGCAATGCAACAATCGCCCTACCTGATGAAACTCCTCCAGGTCTACGACCCTGGGTAACATCATTGACACCTGTAATGGATTCCATATACTGTGCGACCTGATTAATGTAGCCCTGGATATATCCTGGAATTGGTGGTGGCATCTCAAATGTAACATCTCCAGGCTCTACTACAGTTATTTCTTCACCAGGAGCCCCTGTAATTGGTCTTACCATCTGTCCTTTGGCTCGTTGCGTTACCTTACGAATTGGAAAACCTACCTTGCGTATATTCTCATTGATTGCACTAAAGGTTTCGTTAATTGCTTTGGTCTGGGTACGCACCAGTTCTGTCTCGCCAATACCCCAAAAGTTGTGTGGGCTCTTGTAATTAGATACCATAAACACTGGCATCCTGTATAATTCTAATGGTTCATCGACAATTAGCTTATCATCAACAATAACTGTATGCCTACCATTTGGATATTTTTCTTTATCGGCTTCATTGCTATAACATTCTATAACCAGGGCCATATCGTATTCACTTTCTACCTGGTAGCTTTCGATTCCCCCGTTGTCATTTGCCTGTTGATAGGATCTATAATCGTTTAGTTTGCCATCGCCACCTGTTTTTATACCAAATTCACGCTCTATTCTGCTGGTTTCCATTGGAACAGCAAACAAAAAGTATTCACCTCGCTTCAAATCCAATTCTGTTGCAAACGGATGTGGCATAACACTAAATGGATCAATTACCTGGATGTCAAAGCCCTTAAATACGCCCATATCGGACACTTCTGGTATAATTTGCAGGAATCCATTGCTATAAATCAGGCTATCCTTTACAGCCATAATAATTTTATTGTATAAATCTGTCTCTTCTACAATCTGCTGGAACCTTTTTTGCATCATATCAGCAAAGAATACATCGTTTTTTTCCCTGGGCATGACATCAATCGTAGGCTGAAAGTCGCTAATAACAGGTAAAATCGTCTCTACAACAGCTAATGGAAAGTTAAATATCATCCTGGACTGGCTTTCTGTGCCTTTGCTTGGACTTGCCCAGTGTCTACCATAGTACAATCGCTCGTTTTTACGCCATCTATCGGTCTGTTTCTCTCTTGCTTTCTTTGATTTGTCTAACCAGGATCGTATTTGTGGTATACGTTCTGCAATATCTGCTACTTCATTCAGCACATCTTGCTGTTTTTCTGGCATATAATCCATACCAGCCATTACTTACCTACCTTACTTTGTGCAATTTTATGTGCCTGGTCAAATGACTTGCCATCCTGCATTGCGTTACGCATCTCTCGTAAATGTTTTTTACTGTGATGCACAGAATGTTTTAGCATCATATCTACCTGTTCAGGAGATAAACCCATCAAAGACACACCTTTCAAGGTCTTTTTGTTCTTGGCAACCATTGCTTTACCATATTTTGCTTTTTCCATAGCTACGCTCTGGATGCTCTGGCGTTGTCTATAAGATTTGGATATGGTCTACCAGCCTTTTGTGCTAATGACTTCGCATATCTTTTTTGTGCTGGTGTTAGTTTCTTGCTTTTCTTCTTGGGATTCTTCTGTTCCCAAAATGGTTTATGTTTAGGCATTCCATAGATCCTTTCTGGACCAGTAATTAGGGCTAAAGATGTCTTTAGCTGTACTCTGTCCACTTTTGTTTTTAATTCCTGCTGATCGCTTTAAGTAATTATCTCGAGCCTTTGCACTGTAGTTATGTCGATAACTCTTGTGACCATAGTTTACGATCTTCACTTTGTCACCTTTCTTTGCAAGGACTCGCTTCTTAAATCTTCCTGGCCCTGTATATCGCTTCGGTTTGTTGTACCCTGGAAAGGTTTCTCCTCTGTACGTAACCGACATTAGATATTGTCCCATTGTGGCTGTGTTTGGTCTACATCCACGATAATCTTGTCAATAAATCTTTGTGTATCTGTACGGGTATCTGGCTTCTTACTGCTTTTGACCACCTCGCCAACTAAATACCGTAAACTATCCACTGCGTGATCGTCTTTCTTTAGTGGTTTCTCTGGCTGATTAAGGTCTATCCTGGATGCACTTGGCTGTTCCCACTGATAGTTTGTCATCTCACGCTTTAGATTCTCACAGCTACGGGTAATAAATATCTTATTGTTCTTGATATACTCTGTCACTTTGTCTATACCACCCTGGACATCGTTGTTTGCATTGATCACAGGAATACCCAGTTGTCTATACCTATTGCCTATGGTTTCTGGATCATCCTTTTTTCCTGCACCTGTAGACGGGTCAATCACATAGGTTTCGTACTTACCTTCGTTGAGATATGCCTTACACATTCTTGCATGATAGTCTACATCATGCCCAGCTTCGTAATGCTCTCTATATATCCAGATCTTATCATCCTGGTCTACTGCACCCCACAAGATAGCTGTAGGGTTTGTACGCCCATGATCAATGGCTATAAATCTTCTCCAGCCTGGATCAGGACTAAAATCAGGTACGATGTGTACACTGGGCTCGAAATCAGGATATATTTGTCCTTCAAAAGCATCCCAGGATCCGTATAAATAACGATTAACCCATATGTCATTGTAATTGTTCTTTAAGCTATCTACATACCCTTCTGGTAGGTTCTTTATGTTCTCTTCTGTCTTGGCATTAAACATGGTATTCCCTGGTACGGGATCATGGATAAATCGATGCCAGACCCAGTTATGCCCTAATGGGTTACCTGTGATCCAGCATTGCGGAGTGGATACCGCCCTTAAACGACCTAATAACGTAAGAAATACCTCTTCGGATACCTCTTCAGCCTGGTCTATGTAAAACCAGCCTAAATTAATGGATAACAGCTTTGCTGGATCATCCAGGGATCTAAATATAATCTCATGCCCGTTGGCAAAGATGCACCTATTTTCCTGCTTTTTGTATTCATAATGCACACCTGGAAGGAATCCACATAAGTGTAATAATTCAAAAAAAGTACGTTGCGTACTGTCTCGTAATTCTGGGTAGGTTTGCCTGGCTATCATGCCTAATTGTGGCTTTTGTTTTGGATCCAGGACTCGTGTTATGCCTTTTAATATTCCTGCAAAGGTTTTCCCGTTACCGATGCCACCAAAAAAAGCAATTACCTGATCCTGGCAGTTCATAAATCTTGCTTGGTTTAGGTTTAGTTTTATTTTAGACATCGGCTAACTCTATCTGTACAACTGGCATCTTGATCTCGCCATCTACCTTGTGCTTTTCTGTAAACATTGCCAGGTGTTTGCCCTGGAGTTCACTTGCTTTCAAGCTGACTGTATACTGTTCACTTCCTTCGGCCTTCTTGCGTACTCTTTCTATATCTTCCAGGACTTTATCTGCTGTTAATTGTATTCTCTTCTCTCTTTCACCTTTTAACCGCTGTATTTCTGCCTGTATGTGAGGTTTTGTGAGGTTTTCGTATCCCATTTCCTTTGCAGTTTTTTCGCTGTATCCTGACCGAATACAGGCCTGTGTAGCATTCAAATCAATTAGATACTCCTTGCAAAACATTTTTTGCTTTGTATTCAGTTTAGCTGTAGCCAATGATCACCTCTGCTGGATAGTAACCAAAACGCATAGCACTTACAGCCAAATGTGCCCAGAGAAGCTGGATGTCATCAAAGTCATCAAATGCGTACTCAACATCAATACTTACACCTGGTCCCAATTCGGTTGTTCCTCTGGTTCAGTCTTGTTAAGGTCTATGGAAGGAGAGAGGGACCTGTTTGTCTGTCCTCTATGATACACCCAGGCCCCCATGTAAAATGCAAAAAGGGTAATCGTTCCCTGCACTACTAAATAAAAAAGTTCATTCATTTGTATGTCAAAATTCAAAATAGTGAGCAACCAGATGCAAATTTTCTATGATTTTTTATATCGTTTTTCAATATCCCACCCCCATTTTCTTAACTCAACTACCCCACCTCTGGTGTATGATTTAATAAATGCTTCCTGGAAGCTGTAGAATGCCTTTACCAATGCACCTTTTGGCGTACAAATCCATACAGAGTTATCTTTTTTCATTAATTTTATTTTCAATCCTGTGTAGTCTATACAATGCACTGCAATTCAAAAACAATATCATAATCATTGTAAACTCCCAGTACGGGAAATACTCTACGCTAAACAATGCTTCCCAGTAATATCTCATTTTTCCCCCTCTACATACTTAACAAATTTTTGAAAATCATACCATTGACCAATGCTATGTATTCCGTCTATTGTCTCCATGTCCGTTAGCATTTCTATAAATTCCCTATCAGAAAGACGATATAAATTCATTCGAGTAAGTATTTTATATTCACTAACCAGTTGATGAATTGGCATACTATGTATTAACATATCTATGTATTTTTTTTGAAACTTCTTTCTTTTTTTTGAATGTGGTTTTCTCATTTACTTCTCCTTACAGTTTGGACATATTTGTCTCGGTTTTTTGTAGGTAACAAATCCTTCGTAATAAAAAATGTTTCCCCTGGTTGTAACCTTCCTGTCGTATTTGTTTGGCTCCCAGGCTTTTTGGCAATCTGGACATACTTTAACCAGGTCATCGGCTGTGACTCCCTTCCAGTTTTTTTTCTTCTTGGCACTGCTAACAGCATTGCGTATAGCCTTATCATCGGTTCGATTAAGAATGTGTTCAATGATGTCGCTCATGTTACGGTTTTCATGTTAAAACCAATCTTTTCCAGGATCTGTTGATCGGATAGCTGTTTGGTTTTTGGCTGTGGATTTTTTTTTGGCCTGATAGGTTGATACTCGTAGCCACATCGGCAACCCTTTTGTATATCAAATTTGTTTTTGGCAAACAAAGTATCACCATAGGACTTGCATTTTACATTCTGGCAAAATACCATAAACTCACCCAGGGGTGTTTTTTTATACTGATGCTCAACAGATATTGACTTTTCCTGGACTTGTTTAACCTCTGCCTGGAAGTTCCATTGCTTTACGCACATCTTCCAATTCTTGATTTTGGACTTACCTCTAAACCAGCCAACCGATTCATAATGACTGTAAAACTTTTCTGCATTGTTTTCAGCATCTGGAATGTTTTTTTCCAAAAAGTATTCTACAACCATTTCCAGGTTTTTGGGCTTGGCCCTAAACTTATTTTCTTTATTATCTTTATTATTCTTTATTATAGTAGTACCACCTACTGTGTCACCTACTGTGTCAGCTACTGTGTTACCTACTGTACCAGGGTCTGTGTCAGCCTGGCTCTGATATTTCTCATAATTAATGATTTTCACGAGGGTAAACCCATAATTGCTATGTGTGTCAATCATTGTGTCAGATTTTAGCAGTTTTATGAATTTAACTACGGTATTTTTGCTCCACCCCCATCTCAAGGCCAGTGATCGATAGCTGGTAGGAAACTCGCCTCTTTGTATCGTAACTATCTGGTCATTGTATGGTTTTTTTATGGTTTTATAATTAGCCATCATTAGCATATCGGTCCAAGCTTCGTACTTGGTCCTGGGTCGTTTTTCTTCCCATAACCAATGTTTTCTAATTTGTCTTTGTATACTTATATAATCGCCCCTCATAATGGAAACTCCATGTATTTATAGAACCAGGTTCTACCCTGTTCCTGGTTGTTTTTTGCTGTTGTTAATGCCAAATTGATAAAGTCATCCCCTTTGTAAGGTACATAGGCAATAATGTCTTTAGGCAAGTAATACACTGCGATAACATCTACATTAGACCCCTTGTACTTACCCAAGCGAACCTCAATGCTCGTGCTGGATTTCTTGGCTATCCTGGTCTTTACCTGGACCCGTTTTAACGATCTTCCTGTATCTACTACCAGATCCACGCCATGATCGTCTACAACAGGAAAATAAACATCGTACCCAGCACTAATTAGTTGCTTTGCACACGCCTGTTCGCCTAACCATCCTGTACGTTTTGTATTCAGCTTCATTCGTTAAAATTCAACTTGAAATTGTGCTTCTCTACCTCTGCATATTTTTCTGTAAGCATATGTAGATTTATAAAATGCTGTGAGCCCATAATGTAATATTGCCAAAAAGGATTTTTTGGATGATCTACATGAATAAAATGTGCCAGGGCTCTTTTACCTGTAGATTTTTTAAACACCACCATAGCACCCTGGGCAGATATTGGTGTTATTTCTTCTACGCTAAATGTTTCCTTGTTAAAATTATTTACACGATCAGGTTTACTATACCTAAACGCAATCTCCTGGGCTTTATCGTATAATGATTTTGCTACATCTTTTCTCATTCTACACCCCGTATCTCTACAACTGTCCTGGGATCCTGGCTATACTTCTTTATCGCTTCTATGTGACATACCTGGCTGTCATCTTTATAGAAAACTCCATTTAACGCATCCAGGACCAGCTTGACATAATTATCTATATCAGGTCGTTTGGATCTCCAGGTATCTGCACCTGGCTTAAGTTCGTTAGAATACTTCCCTGTTCGGTAATGTGACTTTGGATGCTCGACATAGAACTCGCATGACATCGAGATCGGGCCATCTAAAGGAAATTTGGGAGCCGTTTTTATGGCTTTTGCTAAAAAAAACCTTTTATCACCCTTTGACGGGTCATATGTGTGCCCAGATTTAGTGTGCTTGTGTCTTTTTAAGGCTACTGGTGAGCCTTCTACAATTAATTTTATCATAATTTGGTATGTGGTTTTTCATGTTTATGATTTTTGACTGTTTACAAATTCAGTTGTGTAATCGTTTAAGCGATCGTACAACTGCTGTGCTTTTTGTACTTTTATATGATCTCTGTCTTTTTTATTGCTTTGTATGATGTAAAGCAATCCTTCCATAATTAAGGACATATCACCTGTGGTAACCTGGTTCTTTTTCATTTTCCCCATTTCCCCCTTTTGACTATTAGACTTATGATTGAATAGTTACCAAGATCTAAAAAACTATCTTCAATCGATTCGTTTTCTGGATCGGTTTGATTGATAAATAAATTCAATAATCTCTGTATCTTGTCATTAATCCGAAACCATAGACCCTGTAGGCTAAATTCCCTTTCTTTCTGGGTTTTTAATTGTGTGCCTACACTTATGTTGCCTGGACCATAATCAAGCTGTTTTTGACAAAATAACTTCTTTTGCTCATCCTGTATCTTTTCAAACTCCGCATACGTTTGTGGATACATTTTTTTAATTCTTTCTTGTACGTCTATCATGGATTTTTTGATATTCTTTTCTACACCTATCAATAACTTTCTCTAATTGTTCTGGAGAGACTTGCCAGAGGTCCAATAAGCCAACACTGTTCCTCAATATTTTTAATACATTTGTCACTCCAATGCCCTCTGGATAATCCAACTGGGCACGACTGTATCTCTTTTGCAAATCTCTCCATCTTTTTTGTCCTGAATAATCAGCTTTTGCCAAGACTGTAAAATCTTTGTCTTAACTGTTCTTCAAGATCACCTTCCAGGTCCATATTTTTTATACACCATCTCACATAGTCAGGCTCTAATTGATCAATAGTAATGCCTTTATGCTTACCAAATGGCATAGCCATCCAGGGACTGTTTCCATTGGTCATCTTCTTCATAGCCTCATCAACTGTACCATTTAGTATAGGCTTGTCATTTTCCAATGCTTCTACAAGATCCTGGTTAGGTTTCTTTTGTGTTTGATCAAACTGACTGCCATCGTTTACAGTAATCTTCTTCTGCTGATGTATTGCATTCTCTACCTCGTTAGCACTGGCGTACTCTTCGCCACCTAATCCAATACTTGCTAACGCTCTACCTATTGCAGATGTCTCGCAGTTTTCTAATGCACTTGTACTATTAATCCTGCCTTTACTTCTATCCTCTTCAGCATATCCTGTACCTAATAGGGATATTGCATTATTACTATCCCTTCTATCATCTACGTTGATTGTTGCTTTTACCTGGATAATGTTGCCATCATCCTTAACAATCTCTGTAATGATCTGGGTGTGCATTTTGCCAAAACGCTCGTAGAAAAGATTAATCCTTTCTGCAACCGTTCTGTATTGTTTGCCATGTATATTAACTGACATAGTTACTCCTGTTATTTAACTCTGAATGTTCTGATAGGACTACCCTCGACCTGGTACTTCTTATATAGGCCAGGATGTTCCTCTTTAAATGTTTTCTGATCAAATCTGGATCTGGCTTTCGTATTGTTCCAGGACACAATCTTTTCATCTTCATATATGAGAGCATTTGCACTGCCCATTTCCTTCTGTATTTCTATCTTAAAATCCTTAATCGTTTCTTCAATAGCCTTCTTCTCTCGCATCAGATTCCTTAATGTTTCTACCCTGGCTACTACCTCTAACCCAGCTTCCTTTGTGTGGCCATTGGCAACAGGAAACTGATTCTTAATATCAGACTCTGTTGTGGCTTCGGGTGGATGCTGTGGCACAATATGATTGAACCAGAAATCAACACACTTATTCTTTACCTCTTCTGCAAACTCTTCATTGTAATCGTATTCCTGGATCTCAAACTTTTCTGGACCAGCATAGCCAAAAGTCAATATGGCTACATGAGCCTTGCGTAACCCTGTAATCATCATCTGGCCCTGTATCTGTGTGTAATACTGTATCGGTAGTTCAGCACCCCAGGACTCCCTGGCAATCGAGGATGCGGTTTTAATCTCTAATACTGATCGGGTTGTATCAGCATGATGACATTCGCCATCGAGATTGGTTGCCAGGAAATCATAATCGGGATGAAAACGTACATAGCCATCAATAGCTACTTTACAGTTTATTTCTTCTTCGACCCATTTAGCCATCATAGGCTCGATGTCTCTACCTAAACGCATACGAATATTGTCAAAGGCTTCGTAGCCATTTATCTTATCGTTGTAGATGTCGTATAGGCTTTTGTACTTGTTATGCAACAATGCTACAACAGCCCACTCACTTGTGCCGATATAAGACTGTCGTAAGGTTAGATCTAATGTATCCTGCTTAATAGGCTCTCTCATTACGCCCCCTCCACAGGTAAACCAGCATCAGAATTATTTAAACGAGCAATAAATCCTTTCTTGGTTGGTTTCCATGTAGTTTTGAAGATTGTAGGATGAACATCTACTTCTTCGTTTCTTCTATGCACTGCTCTTGCTTTCTGTGCCTTTCTAATAGATGAGTAATATTCATGCCAATCATCTCCACCCAATCGATCAGTAACAATTATAAAATATGCTCTCATAGTACTACCCTCATTATGTTGAATAAAAATCCAACAGTAAAAAGAACAACAAGCATTGCTTCTAAAATGTCCTCAAATATTTGCATGGTCAAACTCCAATGGTAAAGATTCATTACAATCCAGGCAGAACAGATCTTCCTCTACATTATTCTCTGGCTCTGCTGGAACCCACTCTGTATTCTTATGCTCACATTCATCTGGAGCCCACTCCAGATCACCTTCCATATTTTCTATCCATTCACCTTTTCCATACCCAACCTCTGAAAGGTTTGCCCGATCCGAAACATTACTATCTGTAGTTGTGGGTAGAGGGTAATGCGGAGCAACAGATCGGGCGAGGTTTTGATTTTTTTTCATAGGATAAGGCATTACTTACCCCCTTCAGCAAGTTTTACAGCATCTTTAAAAGTATTTCTTTGTCCTAAATAACCATTTTCTTTTTGCAACAATACCTTATAGCATTTTTTATAACTATTGTTGTTTCTTGATGTGTATGATTCTTTTCTTAATATATCAACTCTAATGCCATCAATAATTTTGTAGTAAGCACCACCATGAGGGGCACATTTATGTCTAATCCAATTAGTTCCTTTTAAGTATTTCATTACTTGCCCCCTTAATATTGAAGCACATATTCAGCGATGTTCTCGTCTGCTAATGCCCTGGCTTTTATATTTCTTTTAAGCACACCACGATAACCTTTTTTTAATAAACCACTTAAAAAGTCATTTACTTGCTTGTGCTCTATCATGCCAATAGTGTATGCAGTGTCTATTAATGCACTGTCATCCATTCTACTAATTGAATCAATGATGTCTTGTTCCATTTCCTCTACCCTTTATTTTATATTATATTGTTATTAAGTAATACATTATGCTCCTAATGTATATAGTGTTTATTTATACTAAATATATGTATAATTTATAATCACTGCAAATGTTTTTATTTTAATATAATATTACAAAAAATTATACATGGAGAGCCCTACGAAACCAACCAAACCAATATTTTTCCTGGGATGGTTTTTTTATTACAATACTTGCAAACTTTAATACTCTGTATGCTCGTAATCTTTCTGGCTCCAGGTTTTTACAGGCTGATAGAGTTGCTGGTCCAATGCCTCCATCTACATCTATATCATATGTATTTTTACCATTACACGCTTTTTGTAATACCTTAACTGCACCTCTGCGACCAAAGTTTACAACCATATCAAAATAGATTTCTCGTATCTGTGCTGGTACTTGTTCTGCTTTAGATGGAACCCAATAGTCATTATAGTATAATTCTTCTGCATCTTTCCTGGTAAGGTTTTCAATATCCTCACCTGGATATGCTCTTTGACTTATACCAAACTTTGTAGTTCCACCAGGGTCATGGGGATCCTTTGTTATCTTGGATCCCCCTTCTGACTCTATTACTCTATCTATAATTTCATCAAACGTCATTAGAATGGCGTATCGTCATCTTCTTGGATTGATTGCTGGTTTGACTGTTCCTGGTAATCACTTATACTTAATGATAAGAAATTCATACTGGGATCAGACTTGGATGTCTTTTTCCATCCAGCTAATCGTTTCTTACTACCATTGATAACTACATTGCCTGTGTAGTCAGGTTGGTTTTCTTTTTCTTTCCGATCATTTACGAAAAGAACACCGCTATTGTCGTATTCTGGCATTGGGTGTCTCCTTGTTGTTGTTAAAAAAAACTTTAGTCAGCAGGATAGCCTAAAGATTCTGCAATCTTATCGGTCACAGCATCGATAGAAGCAACAGCCATGGATACGCTTTGCTTATCAGTTACCTTTTCTTTTAATGCTTTTGGCAATTTAGATACAAGAGCCTTTGCGACTTGTTCCTCTACTTCTGGAGATTGTATATGCTTTACAACAATATCAAACACATACTTAAATATGAACTTCTTGTATTTTTTAAGGATTCTTCTCATGGGTTTTTCCTTTTATTTTGATTCCTAAATAAATAATACTCATTATTGCTACAACACATTGTAATAACAAATTTATTTCAGCCAGGTATACACCGTAATTGGCAAAGCTAATGCTGGTTACTTTAAGACTATCCATTAATGTTTCCCATTTAACCTGGATAAATTGCCCTTAATCTCCATAAGAATTGCCGATTGGTCATTTAGTTCCTCTACTAACTTTTCGTGACGTCTATCCCTTGTTTCATCGGATTTATTCCATCTATCAATAAGTTTAATAATCATACCTTCCATGTTTTCTAATGTTTCTGATTGGCCTTTGTTTTCAATTTTTAAATCTTCCAGGGTCTGTGCTTGTTCTTGGGATCTTTTGTTAAGGCTGTACACCAGGAACATGAACATTGCTCCAACGACAGCAATCATTCCTCCCTCGCTGTAAATCTCCATAAAGGATTCCATATTTATCCTTTAAGGCAATTAGCAAATCGTTTTAAAACTCGCTTGGTTATGTAATATTTACCTGAATTTCTTGCTATCATTAACAATGCCTGTTCTCGTATTCTGGATTCTTGTTGTTCACTCACTGTACTTTGATCTCTTCGAGTCGATCGTGCTTATAGCAATAGTTGACATCACTATGAACATAACCATGATACCAATGAGTAACTGAATCAACATCCATAATCTCTGTAAATACCGTATTTGAAACAGAATCCTGTGGTGCGAGAGGGATGTTTCCTACGATCCATCCCTGGCCTGTGCAACTTGTAAGTGACAGGAATATTAAAAGAACTGCTGGTATTTTCATGTAGTACGATAAAATCCCCGTTATTTAGTTTCTTGACTTGGTTTTTCACCTAAACCCTGTTCTCGTAATCCATCCTCAAAGGCTTTTAATCCAAATTGCATTTGAACTAAATTAAAATTTGCTCTTTCTATTTTGTTGAGTAAATCCTGCCTGTGTGACAGCATTGCTTTTGCTTCTGGTGACATAGCATCTATGTCTTTTTGTGTATACTCTTTGCCGAGTATGTTTACTTTAGGCTCTTCTTTCTTTTTTGCCACTTGTAACTCCTAATCGTTATTAATTAAAGTTTCTTAAAATCTGCAATCACATCTACCATAGCATCTGACTTTGCCTTTGCATCTGCCATAGCCTTATCATATCCAGCTTTTTCTGCTTCTAACTGTTCCAAAGAATATTCAACTTCACTATCTGCTAATGCTTCGCCTGTAGATGAATCCCATTGTTTCTTTTTGTAAACAACATATTCTTTTTTCTCTGCTGGTTGAGCCTTCACAATCACCACATCAAATTCATCTTTCTCTTCAGCAACAGCTTCTTTTATGATCTCTTCTTTTTTCTCAAAGCCACCTAATGACTTTGCTTTATCATCTGCATATCTTTCCCAATTAGCCATTTAATTCCTCATACTTTGCTTTTGCTTTGGTTAATAATTGTGCTTTGGTGTGTTCATCTGTCCATGCTACGCTATGCTTACTGCAATATGCTTGTAGCTGTGCTTCACTCCAGCTATCTGCTGGTTCGCCACTTGGATAGCCATTTTGAGATACAAACCATGCTTCTTTTTCTTCGTCACCCCACAATGCTTCAGCAATCTTCTTTACCCTTGCATCCTGTCCTTCTAAAATAGAATCTGGATGTACTACATGACGATGATAGCTTGTGCTACCTATTTGACTTCCATCATCCATAACTTTTGTGGCTGTTCTTACTTGTATTGAGTATTCGCCTTTTACTTCTATTTGGTCTACCTTG